GAAAAAAGAGTTGCCGATGACGCGGCTGAATCAATGTCTGTAGATATTATGGATCAGTTGATTGAGACGAACGCAGAGCAAAAACTTAAAGAAAGTATTTTAGAAGCCTGTATTTTCGGTTCTGGCGCTTGTAAAGCAGGAACAGTAAGAATAGATCGAAAGCAATCTTACTCAATGATGACTGATCCAGAGACAGGCGAAGAAGGTTACGTATTGTCTGTGATTGAACAGCCCATGCCTGAGGTAGAGAGTGTATCTATCTTCGATCTATACCCAGACCCTTACTGTACATCTCTTGATGATTGTGATGGGTTATTCCGTAGGCACGTTTTAACTCGCCGGCAGTTTAGAGAGCTAGCAGATTTACCTAACTTTGACTCAGGGATGATTAAGTACATCCTTAAAACAAACAGAACAGGTAATCACACTGAAGAAGAACATGAACGCACCCGTAGGCGTATAGCTGGGATTAATGAGCATTCCGAATCTAATAGATTTGAGGTTATGGAATACTGGGGATGCGTCGATGGTTACGAGCTTCAAGAACATGGCATAGAGATACCTGAAGATGCTGATTTATCAAGCGACTTTAGCGCGTGTGTTTGGTTATGTTCCGGTAAGGTAATAAAGATAATGCTTAACCCTATAAAAGGTTATGACATTCCTTATCATATATTCCCTTACGAGAGATCTCCCCACCAGTTCTGGGGCACCGGCGTACCCCGCATGATGCGTGACTCTCAGGGCACTATGAATGCCGCAACAAGAATTTGGCTGGATAATCTAGCCATGTCTTCAGCTCCAATGGTTGAGATAAACACTGACCTACTCGCGGCTGGAGAAGATCCTACAGACATACATCCTTGGAGAGTATTCCTAAGAGAGGGTGGAGATGGTTCTATGCCGATGGTTCGCTGGTATCAACCAGTAGCAAACGCTAATGGACTCAATCAGATTGTTGAAATATTCCGTAAGTTTGCGGATGAAACAACAAGTTTGCCGTCATATACGCACGGTGAACAGACTGGCGGTCTAAACAAAACCGCTACAGGAATGTCAATGTTGATGGGTGCGGCAAATGTTGCGCTTAAATCGACAATCAAGAATATTGATGACTTCCTGTTGAAGCCGTCTATTACTGCATTATTTCACTGGAATATGGAGTATGGCACCAACCAAAAATCAAAAGGCGATCTGAGGATTGTCGCAAGAGGAAGTACAGCTCTTGTCCAAAAAGAAGTACAAAGCCAGCGTTTATTGCAGTTCCTCTCGCTGGTATCAAACCCCATGGATGCCGGATTGGTGGATCGTAATCAATTACTTCGTGATATTGCACAAAGTATGGATATCGACCCAGATGAAATTGTTAAGTCAGAGGAGCAATTAGCTCTTGAACAACAACAACAACTCGCGCTCCAAGCTGAAGCTGAACAAAGAGCAATCGCAAGCGGTAATGCGCCTCAAGGAGGGAGCGGAATGGCACCTCCTCAAGGAGCTATTTAAAAACCGTCTTGTTGATGCACAGCGTCACCTAGAAGAAGCAGACGAGAAACATTTTAGGATTGAGCAAGGCAGACTCCAAGAGTTGCGCTTTTTGCTTGGTCTTGAAACGAGCGCGAGAGCGCATTTAGATAACTCGCGGAACCCTAAGCGGACAACCGCAATTGAATAACGGACATCGAGAAATCGCCCCGTAAGGAAAAATTATGTCGAGAAATGACCCTGATCGCCTAGAAGCAGAAGCGAAAGAGTTGATGGAGCGAATGCTTCAGTCTAAAGAAGGAAACCCTGAGACCGTTCAATCTCAAGAGGACACTCCCGAAGAGGCTAAAGATTTGCAACTAGAAGCCCCCGAACCTATGGACACGGCTGAGACTAACGCGGAAGAGGTTGAAGTATCTGAAGAAGTTAGCGGTGAGTCTGAAGATACAGATTTAGCTTTGCAAAAAGCTGAAAAAGCAATGAAAGGCGCACAGTCAAGAATGACGAAAGCTACGCAAGAAGCGGCTGAGTTGAAGCGGCAAAACGCCGACCTACTCAAAAGTCTTACGGAGCTGAAAGGTCAACTTGTTGAGCAACAGAGAGATGACAGCAAGTTAGCGCAGTTAAGGGAAGATTACCCTGATCTAGCTAACCCATTGTTAGACGAGCTGAAGCGCACACAAGATGAGGTTTTAAGTCACAAAGAAGAGCTTGCTGTAGAGAAGAGACGCAAAGAAGAAGAGCGGAATCAACAATCTGTAGATGCTCATTTTGATCGTATTAGAACAGAACATCCAGATGTCGATGATTTAATTGAGACATCAGACTGGCTGAACTGGCTAGAAGATCAAGATCACGCAACTAAAGAATGGATTCAAACTGGCTCATCTAACGATGTGAATACTGTTCTCTATAAGTTCAAGAGTGACATGGGACTTAAACCACCATCACCGCAAGAGAGGGCGCTAGAGAAAGCAAGATCGGTTGCAGAACCGAAACTGCCTAAGTCTCGAAAGCCCAAAACGAAAGTCGATACTAAAAGCTGGTCAGTCGATGATATTAAGCGGATGCCTAATCATGAATTTGAGAAGCATCAGGATCAAATATTAAAGGCAATGAATAGTGGACAGATTCGGCAATAACTTTTGCATATAGGTAAAAAAAATGTCTTTTTCACAATTTAGTACAGGTGCCACTTCTGAGGTAAATTTCATCCCAGAGGTGTTTTCAAAGCTTTTACAAGCTAAGTTCTACAAGCAGAGCGTACTTCCTGCAATTTCTAACACTGACTACGAGGGTGAAATCTCTGGTCAAGGTGAGAAGGTTGTAATTCGTACAGTTCCTGCTGTAACCATCAATGACTATGCTGGCACGATCACAACTCAAGAGTTGACTACTGCCAAAGTAGAAATGCTAATCGACAAAGCTAAGTACTACAGCTTCAAGGTTGACGATGTATTGGCGGCTCAAGCAGATATTAATTTGCTAGAGAAAGCCTCTTCGGACGCTTCTGAAGGCATGCGTATAGCTGTTGAGACAGATGTATTGGCAAACGCTATCACTGGCGCTAGCACTATTGGAGCACAAACTACAATTAGTGCTTCTAACATCTTGACCAACATTCTTGAGCTGTCTACTAGCCTTGACACGCTTAACATTCCAGAAGAAGGGCGTTACATCGTTCTATCTCCTGCGTTTGTAAGCATGCTCAAGCAGTCTGAGCTACGTCAAGCTTACTTGACTGGCGATGCAACTTCTCCTCTGCGTAACGGCAAAGTTGGAATGGTAGACCGTTTCACGGTTTATCAGTCAAACATGCTTCACACAGCGGCGGCTGGTGCTGATGACGGTTACACACATGTCCTAGCGGGTCACCCGAAGGGTCTTTCTTTCGCTTCACAGTTCACTAATGCTGAAACTGTACGAATGGAAAGCACTTTTGGCGATCAAGTTCGTGGTCTGAAAGTTTACGGCTCTAAAGTTGTAACTCCAGACGCAATGTGCGTAGGAAAGTGGAAGGTATAAACCGACCTAGATGGGGGAGGGAAACCTCCCCTATTTTTAATGGTAAAAATTATGACGAAATCTAAAACTAAAAAAGATGAAATATTCGACAAGGTGAATGAAGACTTTGGAAAAAAGCTAGATCGCAGACTTACGTTAGCCCAGTTAGAAGAGCAGTTAAAGCAATTGGAGCGGGATCAAAAAAACCCACCCAAAGAAGCTGAGATTCTTATTCCTAAAAAAGTTCAGAACGTCATTACCGGCAATATTTTTGACTATAACCCAATATTTAAAAGTAATCCTGATTTGCAAGTAATTGAGTGGGAGAACACCGATGGCGACAACTAAAGTTGTAGATATCTTAGACCGCGCTAGCATTATCTTGCAGGATAATACGAACGTCCGGTTTCCAAATGAAGAACTATTAAAATTCTTTAATGATGCTCAACGAGAAGTTGTGCTTCATAGACCAGATGCCAAGATGGTAAATACCACCTTAGATCTGGCAACAGGTAGCAAGCAAACGCTACCAACTACTGCCTTACGTTTAGTTGATGTAGTGCGGAATGTTGGCGGAAGAGCAATCACTCAAGTGGACAGAAGAATACTTGATGAGACACTTCCTAACTGGCACGAAACAACTGCCGGAACAAATAAAATTGAGCATTACATTTACG